CCAAAGCATATTCATATTTTGGAACTATTGCTAAACGTTATTTGATTTTATCTAACCAGAAAAATTACAAAAAACGTATTGAAACTTCACCTATAGAATTATTAGAAGAAGATGAAAGACATTCATATGATATGGAAGAATCACCATATAATGAACGTTTATCTATGTATATAGATGATTTTACTGATTATTGTACGGATAACATATTTGATTTATTTCCTAAAGGTGAAGACGCCCAAATAGCAGATGCTATTTTAGAATTATTCCGTAAAAGAGAATATTTAGATGTATTTAATAAAAAAGCCCTTTACATTTATATCCGTGAACAGGTAGATGCTAAAACTCCTAAAATTACAAAAATAGCTAATAAACTTTACGAAGTATTTAAAAAAGGATATGTATTTTATTTAGAACACGGATATACAAATTTTTAGTTTTCATATTTATGATAAACTAATATTGTATATTTATGTCACAATTTGATAATATAGTCTTTAAAAATAAAAAATTCTCTGATTTATTAGAAGAAATTTATAATAATCAAAAGAAAAAAGACCAACAAGTTACTGCTCTTATAAGTGAGTTAAAACCACTTATTTCTGATATTGGAGATGCTACTTTAGTAGTTCCCTTAATTAAAGAATACATGGAAATAAGTGTAAAAAATGATGATATCTTAATTAAGATGGCTGCGTTAGCACAACGTGCTATGCAAACCCAAACCGCAGACGGTGCTTTAACTATTTCTGATGAGGAAAAAGAGCAGTTATTATCTGCTATGAATGAGTTAAAAGGAGAAAAATAATGGCTTTATATAACGAAGGTTTATTTGCAACCGTAGGTAATCAAACGGATACTTTACAAGAAAAAGGTTCATTTTCTATTAAACCTGTAAGGGTAAAATTTGTATTTCTTGATTTAGAACAAATAAAAGCAGATCAACCTGAAATCTATAAAGAATATGGTAGTGATTATACTTTGGGAGCAATATTATTTGATAACCCATCAAACCCATCCCCAGATATTCAAGAAAATCCACAATTAAATAATTACAAATTTGCAAGACCTCTATTTCCAAATATTAAAAATGTTCCTTTAATTAATGAAATAGCTTATATTATTTCTTTTCCAACTCCATCTTCTCAAGATCCACAATTTGTTAATTTAAATGAAACAGGATTTTATTATTTCCTTCCTGTTAATTTATGGAATAGTGTACATCATAATGCTTTACCTAATCCTTTAGTTAATAATTCCTTACCACCATCTCAAAATAAAACCTATCAACAAGTTGATGCTGGTTCATCTAATAAAGTAACAGACCAACCAGAAGAAATTAATTTAGGAGAAACATTTCAAGAAAGACCAAATATAAAAAATTTACAACCTTTTGAAGGAGATATAATTTATGAAGGTAGGTGGGGTCAATCTATTAGATTTGGTTCAACTGTTAAAGATAGAAAAAATGATTGGTCATCTACAGGAAATGATGGTGATCCTATTTTAATTATAAGAAATGGACAATATAATGATAATAAACCTGCTTGGATTCCTATTGTAGAAAACATAAACCAAGATTCAGGTTCTATTTATTTTGGAACTACTCAAAAAATTCCATTAAATGCTTCAAGTACTAATTATGATAGTTATAGTTCAAACCCTCCAATTGCACCTAACGAATATGTTTCTAATCAAATAATTATAAATTCGGGTCGTGTTGTGATTAATGCTTTTGAAGATCACATTTTATTAACATCTAAAAAATCAGTAAATTTAAATGCTGTAGATAGTGTTAATATTGATACTCCTAAAGCTGTTTTTCAAACAGATAAAATGTATTTAGGAGATAAAGATGCAACAGAACCTTTATTATTAGGTAATCAAACAGAAATACTACTAAATCAGTTATTAACATCTTTAAAAGCATTTTCTGATATTTGTACTACATTAGTATCCACCCCACCTGGTGTACCTTTAGCTCCATTAAATGCTATAGCAGCTCAAATGTCAACTACTATAACCCAGATTCAATCAAATTTACCAAGTATAAAATCAAAAGATAATTTTACTATATAATATGGCTGATACTTTAAAACAAAAACTAGCTGCTAGAAAAGCAGAAAGAGATAAAGCAAAAACTTTAAGGGAAGAAGCCAATAAAAAAGTAAATTTACCCCAACCAGATGGAATAAAAAATTCAATTCCTGATGATCAAAAAGCTAAAGGTATATCATTACTTTATCCTTTAGTTGTAAATCAAGCTATTAATTTAGGAAATAGAATGCTTCCAACTATTCAAAAATTAATACCTTCTGATGATTTATGTCCTGCTAATACTCAAACTTCAACAGATGCTTTAATTTTATTCAATAATTTTATAGATGATTTAAATGGATCCCTTGATTTTTTAGATAAAATTAAAATTTTTTTAAATTCAACCCAACCAATTATAAATGGAGTCCAAACATCTGTTAATATAGTTAATACAGCTATTCCTTTATTATCAGCAGCAGTTAAAGCCATCCCCCCTCCAGGATTACCAGGAGCAGTAGTAGCAGCAGTTGATGATATTGATTTTGTTAGACAACAATTATTATTTAAAGAAGATGGTACTCCTAAATTACCTGAATTAAAAGGAGCAGTTAGTTCTGTTGGTGCCGGTTTAACATTAGCATCTGTTCCTTTAACATCAATAAAAGAAGAAGTTGATAAAGCAGTTGCTTTCTTTAAAAAATGTTTACCTAATGCTACAATAAATGAAGTTTTACCTTCAATTAATGGTTTAACTCAAAATACACAATTAGCTGAACAAATAGGAGGAGCTGTATATAATGGATTTTTACTTGAAGTAGTAACTGAAGAAAATAATCAATTTAGAGCAACCAGACGAAAAGCTGTAGGTAAAAATCCAAATGGAATTATTCTTATTGAAACCCCTTATACTTTTAGTGATAATGATCAAGTATTAATTAATCAACTTAAATTTATAATAGACAGAGACAATTTAAAAGCTTATTAAACTAATATTTATAAACAATGAAACCATCAGATTTTAAAAAAATTATTAAAGAGGCAGTAAAGGAAGCTATTCAAGAAGAATTAAAAGATATTCTATTGGAAGCTGTTCGTGCTCCTAAAACAATTGTTACAGAGTCAGTTAGAGATACTTATGCTCAACCTCATATTGAAAAACCTAAAAAACTTTCTCCTGCTGAAAGACAAGCAATGTTTGGAGGTATTTTAGAAGAAATGCAAAGTGGAGGAGTAGCTAATTCTCAATATGCCGGTAATTTCCAACCTAAAGCAGTAGATACTATTAATGGTGCTTTACCTGAGGGAAGTGTTGGATTAGATCAAATAATGGCTTTAATGAACGGTAAATAATGGCAATAATAGTTCAAAATAGGTTCCCAATAGATTCACAACCTCAAAAGGCAGTAGGAGTAGCAATACCCTTTAATGCTCCCGCTGTGTTCTATTCAACTTATTTAACTAGAGATGCTATAAAAAATAATTTAATAAATTTTTACTCAACATATCAAGGAGAAAGATTTTTTAATCCATTATTTGGAAGTGGAATACAAAAAGTTATATTCCAAAATATGGATAATATAACTGATGATATATTAAAACAAATTATTCAAGATGAAACACAACAATATTTTCCCTATGTAACTATAGCTAGTGTAAATATTATAAAATCATACGAAGAAAACCAATACAATATAAAAATAACATATCAAGTTCAAAACTTTGGTATTAATGATACAATAAACATTACAGTATAAAAATGGCAGTTAGAAGAGATATAACATATTTAAATAGAGATTTTACAACATTAAGAGATCAACTGATCACTTTTTCTAAAACCTATTTCCCCGACACATATAATGACTTCAGCCCTGCATCTCCAGGTATGATGTTTATGGAAATGGCATCTTATGTAGGTGATGTTTTATCTTTTTATTTAGATAATCAAATACAAGAAACATTTGTACAATATGCTCGTCAAACAAATAATTTATTTGATTTAGCATATATGTTAGGTTATAAACCTAAAGTTACAAGTGCTGCTACTACAACATTAACTTTTTATCAAACTGTACCTGCAACAACTGTAGGAGGTATTACAGTTCCTGATTATAATTACTGCTTACAAGTACCACCAAATACTACTGTTAATTCTTCTTTAGATTCTTCTATTACATTTACTATTCAGGATAATTTAGATTTTTCATATAGTAGTTCTTTAGATCCTACTGAAGTTTCAGTATATCAAAGTGCAGGAGGAGTACCTATTAGTTTCTTATTAAAAAAAGAAAGATTATCAAGATCAGGTACTATTAATACAACTACTTTTAGTTTTGGTGAACCTATTCCTTTTAACTATGTAGATATTAATGCTAATAATATTATTACAATATTAGATGTATTTGATTCTAATGGAACTCAATGGTATGAAGTAGATAATTTAGCACAAGATGCTATATTTGATTCTATTGATAATAATAATCCTAATGATCCTAATTTTACTTTAAATAGAGATACTCCTAATTTATTAAAAATTAAAGTAGTTCAAAACAGATTTGCTACTCGTTTCTTAAATTCAACAAATTTAAGATTATTATTTGGTGCTGGTAACCCAAATGATACTACTGAAGTAATTACTCCAAATCCTCAAAACGTAGGTTTAGGATTACCTTACCAACAAGATAAATTAACAACAGCTTATTCACCTACTAACTTTATATTTACTAATACTTTTGGTATTTCTCCATCAAATACAACTCTTACTGTAAGATATTTAACAGGAGGTACAGTAGCATCTAATGTTCAAGCAAACATATTAACTGATTTAAATAAATCAAATGTTACTTTTGTTAATTCTGTTTTAACAAATTCTTCATTAGCTCAATCAACTTTTGATTCATTAGAGTGTACTAATTTATTAGCAGCTACTGGTGGAGGTGCTGGTGATTCAATAGAACAAATTAGACAAAATTCTTTAGGTAATTATCAAAACCAATTAAGAGCAGTAACTACTGATGATTACAATATCAGAGCATTAAGTTTACCACCTCAATATGGTGCTATTTCTAAAATTTATACAGTAAAAGAACAAGCAGGTGAAATTACACAAGGAGAAGTCCCAGGTAATATTAGTATGTATGTTTTAAGTTCTAATAATGATGGAACACTAAGAATAGCTTCCGATGCTTTAAAACAAAACGTTATTACTTATCTTTCTCAATACAGAATGATTGGAGATTCTGTTAAACTTAAAGATGCTTTTATTATTAATATTGGAATAAATTTTGATATAGTAACTTTACCTAATTATAATAATGATGAAGTATTATCAAGATGTATATCTTTTTTAATTAATTATTTTGATGTAAATAATTGGCAAATTAATCAACCTATTATATTAAAGAATTTATATGTAGGTTTAGATCAATTAGATGGTGTTCAAACCGTACAAAATATTAATATAATCAATAAAACAGATATTTCATTAGGATATAGTCAATATTCTTATGATATAGAAGCAGCAACATTAAACAACGTAATTTATCCTTCCTTAGATCCTATGATATTTGAAGTTAAATATCCTTTTCAAGATATTCAAGGAAGAGTAGTACCTTTATAATTAAAATAAAATGGCAGTATATAAAATATTCCCTGATAAAGACGCTACCTTATATTCAATGTTCCCAAACATGAATACAGGGTTAGATCCTATTATTGAAGCAACAGAAACATCATTTGCTGCTTTTAATAATCCTAACCCCCAATCAAGTAGATTCTTAATCCATTTTGATCCCGATGAAGTAGATAATGTTTTAGAAAATATAATAGGCATTAGTAGTTCAGCTCAATTATTAGATAACAATTTATGGAGAGCTAATTTACAATGTTTTATAGCTACAGCAACAGGTCTTGAAGTAAACCCAACAGGAACAATGCTTTACTGTTATCCAGTATCAGGAGCTTGGGCAATGGGATCAGGACAATATTTAGATGATCCTATCTCAACAAATGGAACAAGTTGGTATTGGCAAGGATACTCAGGAAGTAATTTATGGAAAACAAATAATTATGCTCCTTGTTCCACAGGTTCATATACAGGATCTAGTCCTTTAAATTCTACTAATGCTTATGCTGGAGGTGGTACTTGGTGGACAGGATCTACTCAAACTTGGTTTAACGCAAATACATACCCTATATCTGCATCACAAACGTTTAATTATAAATACGATAATGATGCTAACTTTAATGTTACTAATATTATTAGGGCTCAATATACTGGAGCTATATCTAGTGATGGATTTATTGTTAAACAAGACCCTGAATTTGTTCAAAATATTAATTATCAACCAGAATTAAAGTATTTTTCTTTAGATACAAGTACAATTTATCCTCCTTTATTACAATTTAGTTGGAGAGATTATAAATGGGAAACTGGTTCTTCAACATTAACTATTTTAAACGCTCTACCAGCTCAAGTAGCATTAAATGACAACCCAGGTGTTTTCTTTAGTCAAAGTATAAACATTTTTAGAGTAAATGCTGCTCCTGAATATCCTACAAGAGTTTGGCAAACCTCTTCTTTATATACTCAAAATTACTATTTGCCAACAGCATCTTACTATGCTATTAAAGATTTAGATACTAATGAATTTGTAATACCTTTTGACTCACAATATACACAATTAAGTGCTGATGTGTCTGGAAGTTATTTTAAATTATATATGAATGGTTTACAACCTGAAAGATATTATCAAGTATTAATACAAACTACTATTCAAGGAACAACTATTGTTTATGATAGTCAATATTACTTTAAAGTTTTAAATGGATAATGGAAAAGATAAATTTAATTAAACAAGTATTTACTAAGGATCAATTTGAAAATACAATTGATACTAATTTTACTCAATTAGCTAACACTCTTCCTACTGCATCAACAGCTCCTCAAGTATCTGTAGACCAATTCTTTCAAGAATATCAAGATTTATTTTATTCTATACCTAAGTTTGGAAATACAAATTCTCATGAGTACCTTGTAAAAACAAGTGGTGCTTATATAGGAAGTACAGCTAATCAAAATGATGATACTATAAATGCCTTAATTAATGAAATTAATACTTTAAGACAAGAAAATTTATCATTACAACAGTTACAAACACAACAAACAATAAATGACGTAAAATCAACATTAGATACATTATTAACCAATGGCTAAATTTTACCCTATAAACCCTAATACTTTATACCCACAGAATATAGATTCTGAGGACTCAGCCGTTATAGGTTCTAATGATATTAAAGGATTATTTAATCCACAAACAGATATTATAGAGTATTTTATTTATGATTTTAATAATAACTTAATATCTTCTTTTTATAATTTTGATACTTGGACAAATACAGGAGATCCTTCATTAGCTTCAACTACATTTACTCCTCCTGTTGAAGTTACTGGTTCTAGTGTTGTTGCTATCCCTTCAGTTTTAACCTCACAAATATCTACCATTAATATAGATCCTATTAAGGACGTAACAGATGTTGGATATAATTTTGGTAAAGTAAAAACTGTATATAATTTAATTTCTTTAAAATTAGGTACTTCCTTTTTTAATAGATTTTATATAAGTGAAATATCTTCTGACAGAACAGAACTTAGATTAAGTTCAAATTTTACAACTAACGAAAGTTTACAAATATCATATGAAACTTTTAAACAAGAATTAGTAAATGGTATTGATGGAACTTATTATGAAGAATTTTATTTAAATTTTGGTGATAACAAATATGTTTTAGCTGTTAATCTATTATTAGATACAACTCAACCACAATATTCATTATTAGTAAAATTATATTCCCCATTACCTCAATCATTTACTTTAAAAAGTGAAGCTTATTTTGTTGTAAAACAAGCTAATTCATTAGCTTATGGAGTAGAATTAGACAATAATGTTAATTTACCTAACATTTTAATTCCCTTAAAACCTGCTAATTTAAATATTAATGCTTTAAGTGTTATTAATAATTCAACAGATTATAAAAACTATGATAATATTACTTCAACAACATCATCAGGTTCTTTATATCAATTATTAAATTATCTTTCAGGTTCAAGAATTAATCTCACAACAGATTATACTAATTATAGTAATTTTATTAATTTTTCATCTGCAGCTCAAAGATTATATAACTTTAAACAAAAATTACTTGTTATATCTCAATCACAAGCAGATTTAAATACAATTTATAGTATTACAGGACCTACTTCTGGTTCAGTAGCTGTTTCCTCTAGTAAAAATATTTTAGAACAAGAAATTCAAAGTACTATAACTAATTTTGATAATTATGAAAGGTATTTATATTACCAATCTAGTTCATATACTTGGCCTAAAGTAAACAACACTCCACCATATGTGTTGTATGATGTTAATAGTGTAACGGGTACTACTTGGTATAATTCTCAATACGCTACTGCTTCTGATTATGATCAAAATAACCAAAACAGTTTATATTATTCAATTCCACAATATATAAGATATGATTCAACAAATACCCAATACCTTTTATTTACAGATATGGTGGGGCAAATGTTTGATGAAATTTGGTTATATACTCAAGCAGTTACAGATAAATTAGATTCAAATCCATCATTATTAGTAGGTATATCTCCTGACTTAGTACATGATGAATTACTTTCTTTAGGAGTTAAATTATACGGTAGTAATTTTACTAACCAAAACATTTATAATTCATTAATTGGTTTAAATCCAAGTGGTGGATTAGATTTACCAACAGGAAGTTATTTAATTACTAATTATGTTACTTCTTCTACTTCAGCTTCTTTAGTTCCAACTATTGAACAGTTTCACCAATTAACATACAAGAAAATTTATCATGCTTTACCTTATTTACTTAAAACTAAAGGTACAGTAAATGGTCTTCAAGCTTTATTAAATGTTTTTGGTGTACCTAATACTGAATTAAGAATTAATGAATTTGGGGGTAAAGATAAAAATCCTAATACATTTGATAGTTGGCAAGAAGAATTTAGCTATGCTTTTCAAGTAACTAGTTCGGCTAAAGTATCTACTCCTTGGACAGCATCATCTGTTCCTTATGGTACTACTTATCCTAATGCTTTAGAATTTAAATTTAAAACTTCAGGATTACCTGTTAACAATATTCCTTATAGTCAATCAATTGTAAATCATAGTACAAATGGATTTAATGTTGTATTAGAATATACAGGTTCAGGATATACAAGTAGTTCTTTATATTCAGGATCAATTAAAAATCCTTATTATCAATATGCTACCTTAAAATTTATTTCAGGTTCAGATTCAGCAAGTGTATATTTACCTTTTTATGATGCAGGATGGTGGTCAGTATTAATTAATGCAACTACTGGTAGTACTACAAGATATGAATTATTTGCCAAAAATACTATCTATTCAGGATCAGATGGTAATACTATAACATATCAAGCATCATCAAGTTTTACAGGTTCTAAACACTGGAATATAAGTGGTCAATTGTACTTTGGAACAGGAAGTGTTTTTGGAGGTAAAACTTATAGTCCATTTAGTGGTTCATACCAAGAAATTAGATATTATAATATTCCTTTAAATGAAAGTACTTTTAATGCTTTCGTAATGAATCCTAATTCAATAGAAGGTAATAATTCCGAAGGAGCCCAATCATCTAAAAATAGTTTATTCTATAGAATACCTTTAGGAGGTGAACTATATACAGGTTCTACATCTGTACATCCTGGTATTACTGGTTCTACACCCGTATCTCAATCATTTAATGGTGCTCCGTCAACTGCCTCTTTTTCTGGTAGTTATACGTTTGTAAACAATTATCAAACAATATTCTTTGACCAATTTGTGGTAGGTATCCAAAATGTTATATCACAAAAAATACAAAATCAAAGTTTACTTTTACCATACACAAGTAGTGTTCAAGATAATATTCCTAATAATAAAGTATTATCTCCTTATATTAGTATTCAACAACAATATCCAATAAGTTCTTCATATACTGAAGATGTAAATTATTTAGAAGTTGCTTTATCTCCTCAAAATGAAATAAATGAAGATATTAATTCAACTTTAGGATATTTAAATATTGGAGAATATATTGGTGACCCAAGATTAGTATCTTCATCAGCTGAATCTTATCCTTTATTAGATGCTTTAAGAGATTTATATTTTGAAAAATATTCTTCAAATTATAATTGGAATGAATTTGTATTGTTAATAGAACAATATGATAGTTCATTATTTAAAATGATAAAAGATTTTATTCCTGCTAGATCTAGTTTAGCATCAGGAATAGTAATCAAACAAACATTATTAGAAAGAAATAAGTATCCTGTACCTCAATTAAATACGTACACTACTACTTCTTATCAAAACCAAAACCAACCATTTGTATCCCAAGATTTAATTATTTCTGGTTCACCAGTAGTAATGTATCATATTACAGGTAGTAATGGAGGTTCAATGCCTAATTTATTCGGAGAAACTTCATCAGTAGATTTATATTCTCCAATTACCCAAGTTTGGTCAGGTATAACCCCATCTACTTTAGGTCCAGTAGCATTTACTGAATCAGCTCAATATGAATTCTTTAATGGTGAATTAAGTGGTTCGGCTTTTGCTGTTACAACTCAAAGTTTAAATGGTACTAATCCATTCCTTACAGTTCCAACAACATTAATAGCTTATACAGCAAGTATTACAGCTTCCCAATGGGTAAGTTTTACAACCTTTTTATCAAATAATCCATCTAATGGACAAATATTTTTATTCTACGATTCAAGTTCAGTAATATAAAACATGCCAAACACACCAAATATTACAACCGGTATAAAAGCAATTAAAGTAGCTAAAACAGATGCTTTAGGAAATAACCAAACTTTACAGTTACAAGAAGCTGATATTTTAAGAATTAATTTTGATGATTTAGGTACTTTAAATTTTACTGTTGTATCTATATCTGAGTATAATACTTATTATTTATATTATGTTGTTCCTACTAGCTTAGGTAATGATTTATCTTATTTTTCAAATCCTATTTTACCAAAGAATGTAAGTGGATCTAATACAGACAGTATTTTTATTTCTGGTTCAAATCCAGTAGGAGTATTTAGATCTTACCAATCAAAAACAGGAGTATCAGGATCTTTAATAGAAGGTAGTGGTAATTTTGCTCTTAATGCAGTTGCTATTGAACCATATACTATACAAGTTACTTGTTCTTTTAATATAAAATTCTCAGTTGATCCATTTTTTACTGGGGCTCCAATAATAGCAATGATGTCTGGTTCTTATACAGATCCTGATATTCCCAGAACTTATAGAACTATATTAGGAGCATCATATGTTGGATTACAAACAAGAACAACTTCATCCTTTTATCCAGTTACTTGTTCTTTTACAGTAAACCCAGGATATATTTGGAATAATGATAGTTTACAAGGTTTAAATGATTATTTTGGTGAAAAACCTCCAACAAAAATATCTCCAGTATATAATTCACAATTTGGATTATATTTTCAAAATCCATATAGTGGAACTAATTATCAATTTATAATTCAAACAGGAAGTATTAATGTAACATTAAATCAACTTCATACATCATCCAATGATATTAATGGTAATTTAACTGTTATAGAACCGTATTATACTGCGAATTATCAAACTAGTGAGTATAATGCTATAATTAATAATGCTGTTGTTTCTAGAGAAGATACTTTTTATATGGATGTAGATTTTTCTAGTGATGCTATAATAGCTGTAAATGAACAATCTATATTAAATGGTAGTGCAACTAGAGCAGCAGTGCAATCATCAAATTATACGACAGCAAGAGTAATAAATCCAAGATATAATGGTTGTAGAACAGAAGCTTCTACAGGATCTATTTTTGAAAATTTTGTAAACCAACCAATGACTACAGGAAGTACAATTGGTTTAGTACCTAATGTTGAAGAATATTGTAACTGGTTTGCATATTATTCTTCTATATCTCCAACATATGCTGTTTCTCCATGGTATGATCTTTATGGTGGAGCATTTGAAGTTCAAGGAGCTCTTATTACTACTTTAATTGATATAAATGGAAATGTAATTAACTTAAGTCCTCAAAATAACCAACCTCTTATTTCTACTGGAGAGATAAACCCAAATACTTCTAATATAGGAATTGTTGAAAGTATATTCCCTCCAGGAGCAACAGTTTATATTCAACAATTTAATAATACTAGTGGTTCTCTTAGTACAACAAGCGGAAGTTTTACTTCAACTAATGTTTATTTTCCTGCTATTTATTATCAACCATCTCTTATTGGTGCTCCTAATACAATAGTTCAAGATGAAACTTCACTATTATTATTTACAGGTTCAGCTTCTCCTTACTTAATACCTACAACAAACACCCCAGGATTAATAATGCCACAGAATTTTAATCCAAAATATAAACAAAGTATACTTCAAATTGCTCAATCCGTAGGATTCTTTAAAACTCTATAACAAAAAATCATAAACTATATATTTATAATAAAATAAAACATGGGATACTTAAATAATTCAGTAGTAACAGTAGATGCTATTTTAACTGATACCGGTCGTCAATTATTAGCTAAAAGTGATGGTTCATTTAGAATTACACAATTTGCTTTAGCAGATGATGAGATTGATTATACATTATATAATCCAACTCACCCTTCAGGTTCTGCATATTATGGAGAAGCAATTGTGAATATGCCTTTATTAGAGGCATTTCCTCAAGCTACTCAAACAATGAAGTATAAATTAACTACTTTACCACGTGGTACTGCTAAAATGCCTATTTTGGCTGTTCCTGCTTCAATTAATTTGAAACAAGGTCAATCTCAAGTAATTACACCTCAAACATTAAATTATTTTGGTGGTAATACTTTTGAAACCAGTGGTTATACTTACACAATTTCAGATGTTAGATTAATGTCAACATTTGAAGGTGTAGGTATTAATACTCCAAATGCTCAAGCATTAAATTCTAGTACAACATTAGGTACAAGTGTATCTAAAACTGTAATTGGTACTAGTTTGAATATGAGAGCTACAACTATTAATACTTTATTTGGTACAAGTACTGCTTTATATGCAACTTTACAAATTGTTGGTAATGATAGTGGTGCTCGTGTTTCTATTCCTGTAACTATAACTAAAGTAAACTAATAAAAAAATATGTCATTTGTAAGATTAACACCCGATGATTTTGTAGCAAGTACAGACTCAATCTCAGCAACCTTATGGTCTGGAGGTTCACCTGTTCTTTCAACAGTTTTTACATCATCAACACAACAAGCTGGTTCATCTGGTGATTTTTATTTAAACGTATATCAAACAGCTTCTACTGAAGCAGCAGCTTCTGTACAATTTGCTATTGCTTACGGTAATGCCGCTGGTAGTGGAAGTGCTAATTATAATAATTTAGTAAATGGTAAATCTCCAACAGCAACTGTTTTTGGTCAATGGCAAGATTTAGTTATTGGAGATGAAAATACTAATTTTACTTTTGGTGCTATTACATCATCTGAATTTTTTGCTTTACCTATGGAAAGAGCAAGATATAAAGATGCTCTTTTCTTAGGATCTTTAGCATTAAAACTATCAGGTAGTGGTGGTACAGTTACTATTACTGATAACAGTAATTATGTAACTGCCGTTCAATTTACAGAAGCAGGCAGAGTATTCCAATTAATATCAGGTTCTCAAGGTGTTAAATATACAGGTTCAGCTACTACAACTGATGGATATACAGCAAATTCAGGATCTTATGGTTGGTTATTACCTGATATTGGAACTATTATTTTAAATCCTTTAGCATTAGCTGCTCCTGCTATTAGTGGTGGTATTGGATTTGTATATAGTGGTTCAAATTATCCTGCAACTTTAGGGGTAGGAAGTTATGGAGCTACACAAAATGCTAATGCTCAATTATTTCAAGCAATTAGTGGATCTTCAACAGTTGCTACTTCATTTTATTTAAATTCTCAGGAATCTATTTCTTCAGATTATATATTTGTAAGACCTAAAAGTTCAGAATTTAATTACTCAGAAAACCCTTCATTTATTTCAGGTTCAACTGGTGAAGTATTATATTCTAGTTTTATAAATAATCCACAAACATATATTACAACAATCGGATTATATAACGATACGAATCAATTATTAGCAGTAGCAAAGTTGTCAAGACCTTTACCTAAAAACTTTACAACAGAAGCATTAGTAAGAGTTAAATTAGATTTCTAAAATGAATGGGTGCTTACAAACAATTTCTATCATCGGACATAATTGTTACTCCGTTCGAAGTAAATAAACTATTTTACTTTGAAGGAGCAGCAGCTTTAACTAGCTCTGTTGTTGGTATTGATAGATATTTAGGTACTAATGTTCCTTATGGTAATTTTATTCCCCAAACAGCTCCTGTAACAGGACAAATAACTACCCAATATCAAGAATTAGTTTATAATTCAATTAAACAACTTTACTATACAAATTACTTAAATTCAACAGCAAGTTATGGTGGTGATTTAAATACAGCAAGTCTAGACCCAGGTAGTGAAATATCAGGAGATAGATTTACAGGTCCTACTTCATCAATTGGTCGTTTTTATAATTATCCTCAAACTACATTAACTTTTGAAAAATATTTTCCAACAACATCTGGTTCACAAATAGGTGTTATGTCTATTCCTGTTGGAGTATATGGAGTTAGTATTCAACCTAATTCATTTAAATGGAAGGCCGATAGTGGTTCTATTTCAGATGATGGAGAAGGTAATTTAATATTTGATATTTCAGGAAAAATATGTGGTAATATATTTTACGGACAAGGTATAGCTGTTATTACTAGTGATGGTGAACCTTTAGGTGATTCTTGGGGTACAGGAATTTACGGTTCTTCTTTATATGGGACAAGTGATGCTATTATTATAGATAATTTTATAACATCATCTAATGTAACATGTTCTTTCTCATCATCTCTTATTATTTATGAAACTCAATATAAATGTACAGCAAGAGAAAATGAATTTAATTTTAGTCAAAATCCAACAATAGCTTCTGGAAGTACAGCTAATTCTAGTTCAGTAGGAACCTTTTACTCTCCAGATCAATATGTTTATAACTTTACTACAGCTTCATATTTTACACCTTATGTAACAACAGTAGGTTTATATAATGAAAGTTATCAATTATTAGCAGTTGGAAAATTAGCACAACCCTTACCCTTATCCCAAGTAACAGACACAACAATATTAGTTAATTTAGATAGATAATTTATGGATAATAATTGGTTTTCAGAAACAGATAGTGATAGTGGATTAAAAACAAAAAAAGTTTACTTATCACTTGAGGATTTTCCCTCAAACATTTTTGGTTTTATTTATATGGTCAAACATAGACCTACAGGAATGGCTTACATTGGTAAAAAGGTATTATATCACAATGTAAAGAAAAAACTAACAAAAAAGGAAATAGCAGAACAAACAGGACCAGGCAGGAAGTCAGCCACAAAGGTGGTAGCAAAAGAATCGGACTGGAAAACCTATTATGGATCTGCTAAACCAATTTTAGGACTCATTAAGGACGGTAAACAAGAGGAATTTACCCGTGAGATTTTACAATTGGTTCCTAATAAAAAACTTCTTACTTACTATGAATGTAAGTACTTATTTCAGTTAGGTGTATTAGAACACCCTGAAGGATATTTTAATGATAACATTTTAGGAAAATTTTTCACCAAAGACTTTGCTACGCAAGAATAGGTTTGTATATTGAGGTTATGCTCAATCAACCACTGATTGCTTTAGTAAATTCTGTGTTGGGAACTGGTAAACCAACAGCAAGAGGTAACTATGCTTATAGTTGTCCCTTCTGTAATCACCATAAACCTAAATTAGAAATTAACTTTACCGAAAATAAAAAGGGAGAGAATCCTTGGCATTGTTGGGCTTGTGATAAAAAAGGTAAAAAAGTAGCTCAAGTATTTAAACAAAAGACAGCATCACCTGAAAAGATGTTAGAATTAAGAGCTATTGTTAAAACAGAAACATCTGATAGAGAATATGCTGTTGCTGAAAAAGTAAATTTACCTAAAGAATTTAAAACATTTAAAAATATTACCCAATCTAATATTTCAGGACGTCAAGCATTAGCTTACTTAAAATCTAGAAATATTTCA